CGCCGGCAAATGGAAGGTCTCTTTGAAGTCGGCCGACGAGCGGCAGTCGCAGAAGCTCGACGAGAACGACGAGGAGGGGGCGGTCAAGAAGTACGTCGAGACCAAATGGGAGTTTCGGTTCGACCCCGACGGCTGGCAGCTCAAGCCGTGGGACCTCGGATTTCAGGAGAAGTGCGACTCCAACGGCAACGCGTCGACGAGCGGCACCAACCGAAAGACGATCGTGGGCAAGGACGGGAAGCCCGTCAAGCAACCGGTCGCGCTGGCGAACGGCGTCGCGAAGGCCGCCGGCCAGGCTCCGGACTCGCTCACGTTCAACGTCTACCCGGCGACGGCCTACGGCGCGAAGTTCGGGACCCCGTCGATCGTGCCTGTGTCTTAGGAGCCGTGAAGCATGGATCGGAAGGTTCGATTCACGGAGGACGCCGCCCGCCGCGTCGCCGCGGCGACGCTGGCCTACGAGCGCAGCGGGCGTGATCAGCCGCCGATCCATTTCCGGCAACCAGGCGACGACGGCGGCGAGCCGATCCGGCTCGGGAAGACGACCGCCGTCTGGAACAAGGGCGCGACCGCCACGATCCAACTCTGGGAGGGCGGGACGCCAAACGAGGAGACCCAAAGCGGCACGCTGGCGGGAGTGATCAACAAGTTCGCGACGGTGCAGTCTGGCCGCTGGGTCGCGGTGGCCCGCGGCCCGCTGAATGCCTGGTATCTGATCTCGGCGGAGTGCTGACGAATGGTCCTGCTGCCCTGCTCGTCCTGCTGCTGCACACTACTACCTCCGCCGGCGGAAATTGAAATCGAGATCAGCAGCAGCACATCGCATTTTGGAAGTGTCGTTATAGGACGATACTTGTCTGGCGGATGCGTCGATCCCTCTCCAGAGGCATCGATGAGTGTCTTGATTACGGCGCCAGTGGGAGTTTTCACGCTCACGCCGGCCACCAACCCGAACCCGCTCGAATTACCTGGAACATACTACAAGTACGACGAGTCATACGGAAGCAGTAACGCAGCGCATACATTCTCCGCTGTTTTCAACCCGCCGTTTAGCACAGGGGTGTTTATTACGCCGGCCCTTTTGCGTAGGCGATGGAGCCTCGGCGGCACGCCGCCTACAGAATCGTCTATGCAGGGCAGCGATTGGGGCGACGGGCTTTTGGGTGATTATTGGACCGGGCTCACGAACGTAATCAACGGGGTCGTGTTCGAGACGTATCGACTCCCAAAGGCCGAGGTGGAGGCGACGATAGGACCCGCCGTAGGACAATACTGCCCGTCTTTCAAGAGCATAGAAGTCATCAACTTATTAGGCCGAGACGGTCTTCAGCCGCACACATGCGGCTCGGCCACAACATCGCCCGGAGTCATGCCGCCTATTACGGTGTCCGCTAAGGTCTTCCCTGACTCCGGGACGAAAGCCTTCGAGGAAGCGCAGGGCTGGGGACCAATGTCTTACCAGAATTGGAGATACAACTTCGGCACTTGCTACACGCCAGCCTTCGGCCAACGAGTGCCATTTACTATGACCGGAGTGCTGGAAAACCCAGCAACACCCGTTCTTGTGACGTACACGATTAGTCGGATCACATTCATCTACGACTTGCCCCCTCCTGGCTATGAAACGACGGCTATTGAAATGCCGTCGTTTGGCAGCGCTGCTCCAACGGCTCCGGCATTCGGTGGGGTGTGCCCATGAATTGCAAGTGGGACAACCTGAAGTGCATCCGCTGCGGCGCGACCGCGAGGTCGCCGGCCGCGCGGCGCAACTGTGACGCCGCCCCCCGGCCGGGCCTCGGCGATCACCTGGAGCGGGTCCTCTCGGCGGTCGGGGTCACCAAGGCCCTCGCGGACGCCGTCGCGGTCGCCGTCGGCTTCGACGGCTGCGGCTGTGATGAGCGGCAAGAGGCTCTCAACGAGGCTGGGCTACGGATCGGGATCGGGCACTGACCGTGAGGGGCAAACGATGCCACGGCTGGAAACGAGCCTCGACGAGACCGACGACGACGACACGCCGGACGGCATCGGCGACGACATTCACTGGATGAGAAAACCGAAGGCCAAGGAGGGCCCAACGAATGGCAGGCGATCCGATGACCGCGGTCGTAAAGCGAGTCGTGGCCGAGCATCCAAACCACTCCGCCCGCGGGCTCGCGCGACTGATCGTCGCCGAAAGTAAGGGTGCGATGACGCTCGAGATGGCGAGGTCCCGGATCCGCCGCCAGTTCGGCCAGTCTGGCGCGAAACAACGAAGGCAGGCGACGGCGCCGCGGCCGGCCCGCCAGCCCGGCCACCGGTTCGCGATGCCGGCGTCGAAGGCCGAGCCGTGGAC